GTGGGCGCGCTCAAACACCCACAGCAGTGAGCCCATGTCTTGCTCATACAGGTCGGCGCGCACGTCAACGCCATCACCGAACCAACCGCGTTGGTCGCCGTCCTCCACCAAGTAGAACAGCGGATGGTCCTTGGCGATGCGCTTGTCCGTGAACAGGCTGAGCACCACAGCCGTGTGCAGGGCCGCCCGCGCCCGCAAGCCGCCTCTATTCTGCTTCTCTTCCGGACCTGCCAAGGCCCAGTCGGCCTGTCCGCGCCAAGGCTCCCACACGCTGTCCCAAAACAGCGTTGGTTGCTCCTGCTCGCCTTCGTCAATGCGGACCTGTAGTGCCATTGTTTAAATCTCTGCGAATACCTTTGTCGATGGCCCTGCGTCGGTCATGACAGCCGGGGTAGCATCTGCGCTAGGAGAAGGAACCCCTAAGTTGACGCGGCCCGCCTTCACGTTCACCCACAACCCACCGTCAACGCCACCCGCAAACAAACTAGCAGCCTTGCAGATGATTTGGCCATCATCATTTATCGTGACGGTGCTTCCCTCGTATGTGAGGACAATGCTGTCGTCGTCCATCACAATGCTGATGGTCTTCTCGTCGTTTTCGCTTTCGTCGTCCTCGCTGGTATCGTTGGCGTCGGCGTTGGCGCCGTCGTCACCCGCCTTGTAACCTTTGCCGATACGGATATTGATCTTTTTGGCGTGCACCGCGTCCAAGTGCTCCGGGAACACGCGAATGATGTCGCCCTTGTGGTCGAACAGCACAGTGCCGCCCTCCGGCGTGCGCTTGGGCCTGTACTTCTGATGACCCGCGTCCCTGTACAGCGTGCGATCGCTGCGGCTGCCCATCTGCTCGATGATGCCGTCGCTGTCCTTGGGCGGGTTGCTGCTGAACCCGTAGTCCTGCGGGCGCCAAATTTTCTTGGGCTTTTCGCCCTTGAGCCCCTCGATATCCACACGCTGCTGGCTTTTGCTGTCGTCCACCTTCTTGATGATGGCGCGGCGCGTAGTGGGGCGGTTGCCGTCTTCAATTTCCCAAAGCATCACTCGGCCTCGCTGTCGTCCATGGACCACTCTTTGCCGGACTGATTGCCCTTGCCGTCGCTGCCCTTGCCGCCATATGCTCTCGGGTCTGTAAGCCCCAGCGTGGCGATGCTGCCCTGCTCCGACTGCATGTACGTCACGCTTTCGATCAGCATGTCCTGAGCAATATCAAGGAAGGGGCTTTCCACCCACACCAAATATCCCGGCTCCCACAGCTTTCCGCCGTCGTCGCGAAAGCCCTGCGTGTCGATGGTGGCCTTGAGCGCGTGGCCAGCTGCACGGTCCTTGCGGTTCTTGGCCTTCTTCTTGGTGCGCTTTTTGGTGGTGTCCTCGTCCTGCACAATGATGATCGGGCGATGACGGTCCACGCCCTTGTCGCGGGCGATGGCTTCGATTTGCAGGTTGTCCACCCCATGTCCGAACGGGCGCTGGCCGCGCACGATGTATTCGCTGTGACGGTTGCTGCCGTTGTGGTCGGCAGTGCCCGTCAGAATGTTGTGGCCTTCAATCAGCCCACCAGCGTGGCGCTTGTTACCCGCCTTTGTGATTTGCGCGTTGCCGTCCGCAGTGCCCGTGATGGTCATGCCTTGCTGACGTGCCATCTTCTCCACCAAGCGGAAGACGCTCTCGCCGGGGTTGACCTGATATTGCTCTATCTTTTCCAGCTGCTGGTCGGTGGTGAACTTGGCGCCGATGCCCTCCGCAACAGCATTGCCGATTTCCATCGGGTCCTTGTTTTCGAACTGGCCGGTCTCATGCTTGGCGCTGCTGTCCACAAGGTCGCCGCTATTGCTGCGCCCGTTGACAGTGATCATGGCCTTGGTGGCTTCAATGCGCGGCTGCTTCTGGTCAACGAAGCCGGTCAGCAGCAGGTCGCCATTGGCATGGATCGTCAGCTTGGTGCCCACCGCAAAGACGCGGTTAGTCGCGCTGGCGCCGAGCTCGGCGGCGATCTCGAGGCGAAAGCTACGCGCGGCCTCTTCAAAGGAGGCGCGAACTTGCGCCACCTCAAAAGCGGTGTATGTCATGCCGCCGACGTTGATGGTGATGACCTCGATGCCCATGCTACTTGCTCAGCGCCTCAAAGCTCGGTGGCATGAATGAAGGGTGCGGCACGCGGTTGCGCTCGGCAAGCTCCGTTGAGCGCGTCGGGTCCGCGTACAGACGCCATGCCCAGAACAAGCTCGGCATACCAAGGCTTGCGGAAACGCGCACGATTGGAGCAAGGTCGATGATCGCCCTGCTAAGGTATTCAACTGTCGCGTCGCGCAGCTTGGTCATAGCGTGGAATAGTTCATAGTCATCGCTGGGCAACGCCCCCAGCTGCTCTTCGAACAGACTGGAAACGTTGGCGCGCAACGTGATGGCGGTTTGCCTGTCCGTCAGTTTCATTTTGACGACGGCTTCGCAATAGCTGATGAGCGCGGCAAGGCGCAGGAGCGTATTGCCAGCCTGCGCATTGGTGATTACGGATGGCGTCCAAATGCTGGCGACCACAACCTGAGACGAACTTTGCTCAACAGGAGTTGCCTCCAAGATACTGGTCATGGTGCTGACCGCAACGGCAGGGTCCATGGCCACCGTGAGCGCCATTGCGATATCTACGACACTCTGCCCGACGGCTTGCAGCGCTGCTGTGTCTTGGCCTGCGATCGCTTCCGGCGTGGTGGCATAGGCTTCAATGATGGCGTTGCGCTGTGCCGCATTCACCGCAGGGTCAACAGTGGTGGACGTGCGCACGACCTCCAGCGTTGCCAGAGCGTTTTCAGTGCTGGACTGAAGAGCCTCCTGAACGTAGTCTGGCACGCTCTTGATGAGCGCTGTTGCTGCGAACACGGCGGCCACAACGGTGGCGGCCTGCTCTGCCTGCACGAACACCATGTTGATGAGGCTTGTCACGCTGGCAAGCGCGCCACTGAAACCTTCGCGCACAAAGCGCAGGCTGAAAGCAATATAGCCAAGCTTGTCCTTGGCATAAGTGCGGCTGAACTCAAGGCAGCGCACCAGCACAGGGCCTTGCGTCGGAAGCACCACAATGCCGGGTCCGCGCGTGGCACAGATGGCCATCAACGCGGCGCCTTCGCTGTCCGCGCGGTCGCTTGCCACGTATGCCGTGACGCTGAAGTCGCGGTAGCGTTCGCCAAGGTCCTCGAGGTATGGCGTGTCACGCATGGGAAATTCATGGATGACGATGCGCCGCGCGCCGCCTTCGGTGTCGGTCTCCACCCAGAAGGCAGCGCCCTTATAGGACGTGCGCCAGAGCGTCTGAAGCCAATTGCGCGCGATCATGGCAGCGGCATCCCCGTATTGAGCGAGCTAGGTTTGGCGTCCGGGCTGGACTTGCCAGTGGAGCCGGGTCCGTTGGCTGTCAGGCGACCTGCCAAGTTCGCGATTGAGTTCTTGACGTTGTCCACGATGCGCAGGAGCTCGCTACCAGCTTCGACGACGACCTTGACTTCGGTTTCGCCCTTGACCTCAGCGCTGCCTGTAAGCTCGGCCTTTACGTCCATACCCTTGATGGCGCTGACCACGTCGTCGAGCGGCTGCACAGGAGGCATTTCGGAGCCATAGCCTTTCTTACGCGGATCGGCAGAAGGCAGCGGCGCATAGCCGGGGCGCTTGCGTGGGTCACCCATGGGTAGCGGGAAGCTTCCCTTCGGCAGCGGCGTCTCGCGCCACTTTTCAATTTCCTCTTCGCTGAACGGCTGCGCCGCAGTGCCGACGGTTGGCAGCTGCTGTAACTCGAACAGACGAATGGCATCCTTAGTCATTTGCTCCATGCGGTGCGCTGGGATTTCACTGCCGCGCTGCCGCGCCTTTTCAACCAGCGCCTGACGCCGCGCCAGCGAGGCCTCGAGCTCGAGGATTTCATTCTGGCGCCCGACGTCAGCCTGCTCGTCGAACATGCCCTTGAAGGTTGGGCCTAGACCTTGGTCGGCGATCTCCTGTATTTTGTCTGCGGCAGCGTTCAAGCCCGACGTCAAACCCTTCTTGTCGCCGCCGCCCATCTTCTTGCTGAGCTTATCCAGCCCGTAACCGACGGAGTTGACAAAGCGGTCGGTCGCCTCGCTCATGCGCTTCATGGCGATGGCTGGCGTGTTCATCACCTTTTCAAAATCTTTCTGCGTGCTGCCCGCACTGGTGCGCAGTTCATCCATGACCTTTTTATTCAGGTCGCGGTAGCTCAGAAGGGCGCGCATACCGCGAGCGAACTGCATGTCGCTGAACAGCTGCGGCACTTTGCTAAGGTCTCCACCGATGGCCTTGTCGCTCAGGTCGATGAACACTTCCAGCAGATCCTTGCCTTCCTTGCGCGCCTTGGTCATTTCAGAACGCAGGTCGATGCCGAACTTCTTGAACTTTTTGGTGGTCTCTTCGCTCTCCATTTTGGCGAAAATGTTGAGCATGCTGTCGGCGGCCTCTTCGGTGGTGCCCGTGCCGTTGCGCACGGTTTGCAGCGCAGCCACCAAGCGCATCAAGCCTTCCTCGCCCTTCATACCCACAGCCACGGCGGCGGGAGCGATGGACGGGATATAGCGAGCCATGTCCTTAAGTTCGAACTTGCCCGCCTTGCCGCCCTTGACCAGAATGTCGAACGCATTCTGCATCTGATCGGTGCCGATTTTCAGGTTCTGGTTGAGCGCGAGCGTGGTGGTAGCCATGTCTTCCACCTCAGCGCCAGCGGCTTGCGCCGTCTTGGCGATGGCGGGCATGGCAGGGAGCGCGTCTTTTAGATCAAGGCCGCCAGCGACGAGGCTCTCAAGCCCCTTAGTAACCTGCCCGAACGACTGCCCCGTTGTGGAGGCAAGGTCGCGCATGTTCTTACTCAGCCCTTCAACTTCCTTTTCGCTGGCATCGGCCGTGATGCCGATGCGACGGATTTGCAGGTCGCTGTCCGCAAAGTTTTTGTACGCCTTGGCCGCTCCGGCTGCGATGGCCGCAGGAGCGAGCACGCGCCCAGCCGCCCCCACCAGAGCGGCATTAGCTGCGGCGCCTTGACGGCTGGCGGTGGCCGCAATGTTGGCGGTGGTGGCTGCGGTGCGGTTGGCGTGCGCCGCCGTGGCGTTCAGCCCTCGAATTTTGGCGGCGATCTGGCTAAAGATGCCGCCCGTCTTGTCCGATGCAGAGAGGATCGCCTTGGCTTCAATGGTCTGCATCACTTCCTCTTTTTGCTCCAAGCGACGAAGCGGTTAAGGTGGTAGAACACTTCACCAATGGTCAGGCGCTCTACTACGTCTAGCGACCACCCAAGGCCGAACAGGAGTGTGTCGGCGCCTTCCCGAAAGACGTCTACCTCACCCGCTGAAAAAAAGACCGCACAGCGTCCCTGAGCGCCAGCGCATCCATGTAGTCCATCTGCTCAAGCAGCAGCTGATCGACGCCTGACAGTGCAACGATGTAGCGCTCGATGAGCGTCATGTCGATCTGCGGCACATAGCCGCCTTCAACCACCACCAGTGTTTCGGGGTCGCCCATGGTCATGACGTCGCGATAGGTTGGCTTGCGCAGCCTGATCTTCTGGATCGGACCCTCGTGCCCGATGATCTGCTTCAGCAGCGTGCGCACACGGGCGCCGTCAGCTTCCACGGTGAACACAGGCTGCGCCTTTGGCGCTTCCTGCGTGACGGGCGCGGTGGTTGCCGCGCCCTCTTTGCCAGCCTCCTCCATTACTGGATGGTCTGATACTTGGTGGCCGCGATGCTGAGGCCAGTGACCTCACCCGTGGCCAGATTGTGCTCCGGCTTGCCGTAGAAGCAGCCGTCGGTCAGCAGATGCGTGACGTTGGTGTCCTGCTCGATGAACGTGAACGGAATGCGCGTCATCAGCATGATGTTGTCCGACCACGGCAGCACGCGCCCGTTCTGATCGACGAAGCGGTCGAACGTGATCTGCGCCTGACGCGGCTTAGCCTTGACGGTGCGGTAGACCGTGCCGTCCTGATTGGCCGCCGCCTCCACTTCCATGGCCGAAACGTCCAGCGTGATCTCGCCCCGCGCCGAGTACGGGATGCCGTTGATGACGGTGGAAACTCGGCCGCCTGCGGTATGCATAGTCTGTTTCTCCTGATGCGTTGCGTCGGTGGTGGAGGCGCGGCCTTAGACCGCGCCGCCGTGTTGTTACTGCGGGTATTGCAGGAAGGTGGTGACGTTGGCGGCGAACACGCGGAACTGATTGACCACGTCGGTGGGCAAGTAGGCATTGACGCGGTTCGGGTCGTTGCTGCGCTCCACGATGAGCGACTGGGCAAACAGGTCCGAGTTCTCCACCAAGCCGCCCAGTTCGAGCTCTTGGTAGATGTGCACGCACTCCGCCTTGAGAATTTTCGGCGTGACGATGCCCTGCTGATTGCCGGGGTTGTCGTTGGCCAGCGCGTGGCGGCCATACTTCTGCGTAATGCGCTGCTTCATGTAGCGCACGAAGTAGACCATTTGCGCTCGCGTTTCCACGTCGAGCCACGTGATGTCCGGTTGGTTCCACGTGTTGAGGCGATAGGTGGTGACAACGCGGTCGATCAGCACGGTGCCGTCCACCATGACGCGGAAGCCGGCAATGCCGTCCTGATAGAGCGTGTTGCGCTGCGTGATGTCAAACCAGTCGCTCTTGAGCTTGGGCGGACGAATGCCGACGAGCGGCAGCGTCTGGAGCGGGCGGCTGATCTGATAGGCTTGATCGACCTCGCCTCCAAGGTTCTTGTCCTTGGCGACCTGCCCGCCGAGCGCAGCAGCCCAGCGCCACGGCGGCGAAGGCGAGTTGGGCACACCCATGATGCTGGCGTTGCGGTCGTTGCGTGCGCTGCCTGCGGTGGCGAGGTTGCCGTAGGTATCGAACAGCGCGGTCAGGTAATGACCATACAGCTGCTTGATCGGCGACCAGCGTCCGGAGGTGTCGTCCAGGAAGGACTGCATGCTGTTGAGCGACGTGGTGTCTGCATACGGCGCCGCGATCCAGTCGAACTCGATGTCGCCGCAATTGGCGAGCAGCGTGCCGAGCGCAGGCGTGCCCGTACCCGCCACGCCGTCGGCGATGGTGAGATACTGCTGGAGCGACCCCTCGTTGCCGTCCAAGTCCTTGTCGATCGCGATCTTGGTGCCGAGCGCACCGAGGTTGCGCGCCGTGAAGGTGACGACGCCAGCTGCGTTCGCCGCCGTCACCGGGAAGGCGAGCGTGCGATTGAACTTGCTATAACCCTGCGCCACGGCAGCGACGATGTTGGCGGCCACGTTGGTGACGGTGTCGGTTGCCGCCACCGCGACCTCGATGCGCTCACCGGCGACATACAGCACTACGCTGCCGGACTTGCCGACGATGCCAGCCCCCACGGTGACGGTTTTGGTCGCGGCCACGCCAGCCGGGTCCGCCAGCGCGCCGAGCCAGATTTCACCGAACGGATGGTTCTGGCGTGCCCAGAGCGCGGCTTCCGACAGCATGCTCCCGACGCCACCCAGCGCCTGCGCATCGTCGTCGAACAGACGCACTTCATTTGCGGCCATGGTTGCGCCAGCCGTGACCTGACCGATGACCAGCAGTCGCGACGGACCCTGATAGGCGTTCGGCCCAGCGTTCACTTCCGCGTAGAACAGCGGGACGCGAAGGTTGGACGGGATATTGTTGAAGGCAACAGACATATGCTTCTAGCTCCTGCGGTTCTGAACGGTGGCGTCTCGCGGCTGGTTACTCGGTGCTCTTGCCCTTGGCCTGCTTGGCTTCGGGTTCGTCCTCGACCGGCACGAGGTCCATGTTGAGGAGAAGGCGGCTGTAATAGGTGTCGTCGGTGTCGATCACGTCGCCTTCGGGCGGCATGACGCGGTAATTGCGGTTCGGCTGACGGATACGAGCGCCTTCGGCTGGTTTGACCTTGACAAGCATGTTGGCTCCTTACGGATAGGTTTGAACGTCGATCTTGGTTTTCACCTCCGTGCTGGGCACGTCGTCCGGCACGGTGTTGGCGTTGTCGAGAGTGTTGTCCATGCCGCCGAACTGCGGCAGCGTGAGGTTGGACCACATGGCGACGATCCTGTCGCACACGTCCTTTCCGCTGCTGTTCGCTGGCATCAGCTTTGCGACTGACTTGAGCGGGTCCGGAAGCATGTCATAACCGGTCGGCAGCGGAGTGGCGCCTTCATTGTAGATGATGATCTTGTCATCACCGCTGTAGCAGGTCAGCGTCATGACGCGGCACGCAACCTTGACCGCCGTCTCTTCAAAAATCTGGCGGTGGCAGTCATACTTTGTGATGCGCCAGAAGCGACGAAACAGATTGCACAGCGGGTCATCCTTATAGGCCAGATGCTGAAACATCTGCAATTCCATGAAGTCGAGCGCGGCTTCAAGGCGTGCGTCGGTGTTCGGGTAAAGCAGGCCGGTTTCGCCGCCCTCTTCAACGCGCTGCGTCATGCCAAATTCAAAGCTCAGTTCACAGCTGCGACCGAATGGAGGGCCGCCGTTCTGTTCACTGAGCGCGCTGCCCTCATCCTTGTCAGTGAGCGCTAGGATGACCGCGTTCTCGTCGCCTCTGAAAAGGTCCGGCGAAAGATCATCCATGCGGCTGTCAAACACGCGCGGCCCTGCGATGGTGGCGTTCTTGAGCGCTTCAACCGCGAGGATGCGCAAGGCGGTGCGGACCATGCTCATGCCGGTCTCCTGCGGTTGGTTAGAATGAACAGCGTGCGACCCATGTCGTCAGGCATGGCACGCAAAATCTGATACGTGGCGCCGTCAAACTGGCGCACGCAAATGTCGTCACGACCGGGCATCCACTGCGTAAGCAGCACGTTGTCAACGCTGACTGACGGGTAGCGCTGTGAGCGGCGCTGTGCCTCGTCGTCAGGGTTGCTGCCGCGCCCCATGGGGTATTCGGCCATGGTCAGCGCTTCCCAAACGCCCTTGACGGTGAAAGGAGGCTTGGACCCGTCAGCAACCGTCGGCAGGTTCACGTCACCGCTGGCAGAGATTTGCTGCGCAGTGAACGTGAACAGTTCGCCGAACGCACGGTCCAAAGCGCCGGACAACTTGGCGTCACGTGCTGGGAACGGTGTGGTCATTGCGGGTCCAAGCCCTTAAGTTTCACTCGGGAGGTAGCAGGCGCACCGATTAGGTGCGCTTGCCCTTGAGCAGCGCCTTCGGGCGCGTGCAGAGCGACAGCTGGTTCATCTGCACTTCCATGTTGATGCCCTTGTCGTTGGGCATCGGATACTGCTTGACGTACAGCATCTTGCCGACGGTGTTGACCGTCTCGACGTAGTCCGCCGGGGCGAAGTACGTCTTGAACAGGCTGGGCACGCCGAGCGGGAAGAAGTGCGCCTTGTCGGTGTTGATGAACGTGGTGCCGCCCACGGCGCCGCGATAGTTCTCGAACGTGATGCCGCCGAAGTCGAACGAGCCATAGCTCTGGCCGTTGACCACGTAGCTGCGGCGCAGTTCGGCAGCGGTCGGATTGTTCAGGAACGTATTGCGCACTTCCACGTGAGCGAGCAGGTTGTCATAGTAGGTGTCGCCCACCAAGGCATGCACGCCGAAGAACGGCAGGCCGCCGAGGTTGGTGGACATCAGGCGGATAGTGGCTGCCGCCTTCTGACGCAGCACGCCAGCTGCTGGCGTCGCGTTGTCGAGGTCCCAGTCAACCTCCGCGTCCTGCGCCACACCGAACTCGGAAAACAGGTCGGTGGTGCTGCCGTCAGCGTAGGTGATGACGCCGATGACCGCGCCAACGCGCGCGTATTCGAGCGTCACCTCGTGGCTGGCGCGATGGATCATCATGCGCTCGCTGACCTTGCCCTGCACCGTTTCCAGCTGGCTTTCGGTGCCCCACGCACGCACGCCCTGCACCTCGTCGGCGTAGATCGCGTCGTCGATCTGGAAGTGCGGGATGATGAACGGACGACCCTTCGCCTTGTTCTTGTCGAGCGTCTGGCCGGGCGAACCGCGCGGGCTTGGCGACACCAGCGTCAGCTGGCCATCCTTTTCCTCGACGATGATGGTCAGCGTGCTGACGCCGGTTTCGGTGAACAGCCCCATCTGGCCGATGCGCTGAGGCTGGAAGACGGGCTTGTTGATGGCGTCGGTGAGCGACACCACCGAGAACAGGCCATTGTTGAAAACGTCCAACATATTGTTGGTTTCCTTCTAAATGGTGCGCGCTGCGGCGCTTTGGGTTGAAGTGTTGAAGGGCGGCGAGCCGCCCTTCAGTTGATCAGCGGAAGATGATGCCGACTGCCGCGAGGTCGGTCTTGCCAGCGGTGATATCCGTGCCGTTGGCCCCGTTCCACTCGACGCAGTTCTGATTGACCTCGGCATCGCGCGCGATGACCGTGATCTTGCGATAGGTGGCGGTGGCGCTGAGCGGGTACAGCGCGATGGCCAGCGCAACACCCGTGCCCGCAGGCGCGTCGGCATTGTTGTAAAAATTGTACTTGCCGTCCGCCGTCACCTTGCCGAGCACCTGACCCGCCTTGACGGCGATGGCGTCGGAGATGGTGACAACTTCACGCGAGCGCTTGCCTTCGGCCTCCGAAAGGAGAAACTCGCCGGGGTGGCGCTCTTCGACGATAGGGGTAGACATTTGGGTATCTCCTGTCTGTTGTCTACTTACGCGGTGGTGGTACTACGCTTGAGCGCCGAGCTCAGGCGGTCTTCTGTCCGGGCAGCTTGGCGCCAGCGCGCACGAGCGCCTTGTCCCAGCTTGCGGCAGCGGCTTCGGGCTGCGGAGCCTTGTCCATCACGAGGCCGAGGCCGTTCGAAGGGACGACGGTCTGAGTGCCCGCGCCAATGGGCAGGCCGGCGAGCACGGGCTTAACCGCGTCGGCGGTCATGATGGTGGTCATGGCCATGTGGAGCGCGCTGGCCTGACGGCCCTGCGCTTCCGGCAGAGCGAGGATGGCGCTGATGCGCTCGCGCTCTGCGGTGGCGCCTTCGGTGCGCGCGTTGGCGACAGCAGCGTTCAATGCGTTGGTGTGCTCGGCGGTCAGCGCCTGCGTGACCTGCTGCGTGGTCTGCGTGGTGGCGGTGTTGACCGCAGCAGCGACAAGTGTCTCGTGCTGGGCCATGGTAATGACGTTCTCGTTGTCCATCTTCATTGTCCTCGTGGTTTTGCTGCGGCGTTGGAGGCCCGACAGCGTTGCTTCAAACGTGCCGATTGCATCGGCAAGCTTGCGTTCGACCGCATCGCTGCCGATGAACGTGCGGGCTTCTTGTTCGCGGACCGCCTTGGCACTGAGGCTCTTGCGGCCAGTGGCAACGTGGGCCACGAACAAATCATAAAGCTTGTCAACCTCCGCCTGTAGCGACGCCTCGACGTCCTTGCTCAGCGGTTGGAATGGATTGCCGTCCACCTTGTGGGCGCCTGCGAAGATGAACGTGGGCTTAACGCCCATGTCGTGCAGACGCTTGCTATGGTCTGCGTGCATCATGACGACGCCGATGCTACCGAGCAGACTGGTGGTACTTGCCTCAACGCGCCCCGCCTGTGATGCGATGGCATAAGCCGCCGAGCAACACAAGCCGTTCACGAAAGCAGCCACAGGTTTAATCGCATTGAGCTTGCGCACGTCCTCGCCGGTCTCGAACGCGCCCACGGCTTCGCCTCCGGGGCTATCGATGTCGAGGAGCACGCTGCTAACGGCGCTGTCCTTGGCGGCTGCGGCCAGCTGGTGGCGGAGCCCTTCATAGCTGGTCATGCCGCTATAGCTGCCCAGCCACGCCCCGCGATTGACGAGGCTGCCGATGACCGGGATGATGGCGGTGCTCCCGCTGACCTTGTACGGCTTGAACGGTCGGCTACGGGCGGGCTGGCCGTCCTGCGTGACCACGTCGCCCTCGAAGCGGTTGGCAGCCGGGCTTGGCTTGCTGACATAAGCCAGCATCTTCTCGTCCACCAGCTGCGCGAGCCCGCTGGTATCCAGCCCGATGCGCCCTTCTAGCACGCTGGCAATGATGGCCAGCTTCTCCGGCAGGATCATCAGCGGGCGCTCGATGGCCTTACTGATGTAGT